AACCTCGACCAAAAGTCTCGAAAGTTTTCAGTCTTTCGTAAAACGCCTGCCGCCGCAGATACAACCGTTCTACTGTTTCTTTGGGGTCTAAGTGATACACTGCTTTAAGTGTCTGCTGCCCTATTATACCATCAGCTGTTACCCCGGCTTGCTTTTGCAACATGCGTGCAGCTCTGCCAGTGCCGGAATTGACTGCCCAATCCAGACAAAACCAATCAACACCGCTAGGTAACTTGTCAAATTTGATCCTATCGGCATAATTTTGTTTGTAGATTGGCAACACATCTTCTTCTGTTAGGTCACGCATGTCTTTGGTAACAATATCATGCTCCATACAATATGCCTCATACACGCGCCTAGTCACTCCTCTCATAGTCTCGCCGCCTGGATCATCTGGATGATCTATATGCAGCCCTTCGTGTTCCATAAGCCAAGCAAAGCACTGTTCAAAATTAGTATTCATTCTTTCGGTTTCCTTTTGATAGATTCAGCTAGTCCACCACCAAAATAAAAAGTAATTATCAAAAGCATAATTTCACCGATATAAAAGTCTGATAAAATCATTTTGATTTGTAGCGTGTTGCCATATCCAAACATGGTCATGCCTAGCACCAAGAAAAACGAAAGCAAAAATGTGCCACCAAACATCAACGCTAAGTATCTTTGCGCGATTTTGAAAGGTGCATAGCTTTTCATCAGCTCAACCTTCGCAGCTGTCTTTGCTTCAATCGCTTCTGTTTCACTTGTATGCATTGAGTCAATGAGATCCATGCCCTTAGATAAAATTTTATCTGACCCTAATATTTTGCCAATTACTCCGATCATTATTTACTCCTCGATGCCCATGCAGATGTAGTCATAAACGTAGCGACTATGCCTAAGTTCGCGACTACATATGTACTCAGCAGCGCTGTAACCATTTCTATTCTAGAGTCTGGTATGATGGGTGACATGCTTATGCAGATAAGCACTATGCTCGACAGTGAGCTGACCCAACAGATTAGCCGCTGCTGGTCTGCCATACGGTTGCTATTCTCAAGCCGTATGATCTGCTCTTCAGTCTCTAGCTCTTCTTTGGTGACAATACCGTCACCATCTAAATCATGCGGATTTTTCCTTGTCATTGTTAACCTCACATAAACATGACCATTGCTATCAGTGCAGCTCCCAACGCACAGATTGCAAATATAACCCCGGCACCTATCTCAACATCGTGGATTATTTGCTCTCGCTTTTTGCGTCTAGCAATACGTTCTGCCTTTTCTGCTTCTTTCTGTTCATGGATGCGTTGCGCTCTAAGTGTTACTATCGAAGCCCAGGTACCGTGTCCAAATCTGGCATCGATGAGCTGCCTCATCATATCAAGTTCTTCTTCAGCTAGTTTCGCATCTATTACTTCGTGAGCTACGTCCTTGTGACTTAAAGTTTTCTTAGCGTTTCGCTTTGCAGCATGCGCTTGGTCACGCCCCTCAAAAAGATTATCAATAGCGCCTGCCATTTCTCCAATATCACGCGCTGTGTTAATATTGCTTTTGATGAAATCAACACCGCTGCGAACTAACGCTAAACCGGTCAATACCTCTGCAACAACCATTAGCCCGACACCAGTATTGTAATCAGCAATAGTATGACTGCACCAGCTGTGCCAATCATAATCGCTTCAATACGTTTTATGCGTAAGATCGTTTCCTTCCAGCGCTCCGCGCACACAGCTTCGTGCGTGTCCAGCTGATGCTGAACATCGTTGACCGATTTTTTCATAATTTACTCTGTTTTTATTTACGCGTAGGGTGAGTCACCTAAGATAGATTTATCCCAAGAGGCTTCTAATTCTGCAATCGTTGTTGCATCTATAATAGCTTGTGCAGCCGGAGCGTCTCTCAATGCTTTTTTCTTATTTACAGAATTTGTTTTTGCTGTAGCATCGTCAGCTTCTAATGCTTTCATGTACGCAACATCTTCTGCTTCGAGCAAAGGCGCACGAACTTCTCTAATTTTATCTTTAAAAATATTTTTTGCAGTATCTAAGTCTTCTGATATTACGTTACCAGAAAGTACCCATGCGTTACGAAAGTTTCTGTTTGAAGGAACGTTAACTTTAGCAGCATCAGCTTGATTACCGTCCTTGTCGATAATGTATGTCGTTACAGCCATTTTATTCTCCTATGCTGCTAGTTCTTCAGAGATACGCCAAGCGTTTCTCCACTCTCTTGTTGCAGGAAGTTGGTTCTTCCTACAGATAACCATCTTTGGACGATTACCTTCATCCCAATTTTTCCAAACGTACTCTGGTATGTCTTTCTGAATTAAGTATTCGATTGCTTCTTCTTCTGTCATAGCTTTGATAGGCTCTGTTTGATGCAACAAATAACCTCGTGTATGTTTTTTAAAATCTGGTTTTGATGAGTCTTTTTTCAATTCCCAATACACCCAGACTGGCGGTAGGATACCACCTTGCAATGCACACGCCATCCAATTTGGGTCAGGTATAAGAATTTTAGCACACTCATCTATCTTGTCTTCATAAACAACTCTATAATCAGATTGTACTTTTTCTAAGTTTTCTTTAGCCCAACACAGTCTATCAAATAAGTGTGTTCCTTGAAATGACGGTGTTTCTATCATGCTGAGTCTCCTATAAAGATACTGTGTATCTGAGGGTCATCGGTGTTTGAACCATCATTACATTGTTGTGAGTGTACCCTAAACGTACTTGTTGTAGGCGCATCGTGATTGATGAACAAAACACGTCCTTTACCAAAGCTAGTACCATTTGAACCTGACATCCCTACTCCAACATAATTTGCGTTACCAAAATTATTTGTAAACCCTAATGTAAATGACCCTGAACCATGGTCAGTTACGACTGAGCAATTAAATGAATCCCTGGCATAATCTCCAACTGCTCCTGTGGCAGAACCATCAAAGTTTATCCAAGCCTTTGCAGTTCCTGATGTAATGCTATTACCACTTAAAGTATTTATTGTATTTACAACTAAGGTACTCATGCTAAGTCTCCACAAGATTTTCCTATTACTTCAGTTCGGTCAGCATAACTACTACCTGTAAAAATATTAATTTGATATGATCCTTCTGTGTATCCTGTTGAAACCCAAAAAAAACCATCAAAATTACTATTCACAGTATTAGCATAATTAACATTGATAAAATCATTATTAATATTAACTATATGTTGTCCTGTAGATTGATCACCCAAACTTGAAACATTTAAACTATCTTGAACTAAAGGTGTTCCACTAGAAGCATCTAAATGAACCCAACATTTTGTTAATCCCTGCTCAAGATTTGTTGTTGTTGTACTATTTGTATCGTAACCAGCAAAAACATTTACAACTTTTGCATCACCTCTTCCCTTGATGTTATCAGATATTAGGGTACTCATGCTAAATCTCCGTATATTTGTATGCTACTTTTACCTTCATTTTTAGAAGTGCCACTCATACACAAATAATTAAACTCACTATCAGAACGTGTCTGACCATCATCTCTGTGAATACCTATGGCATCATTTTCACCTGTGCCATCTTCATTAAACCCTGCAACAGAATAAACAGCATCAGACATAAGTGAAGGAAAATTAATGCCTTGTTTTCCTCTGCCACCATCACTCGCAGACGATATATTCAAACTTTTTTCTAATGTGCCATTTCCATCAGATTGGTCATAATATGAAAAGGCTTTTGCCGCACTCTGCTTAGTGAATGCAACTGCACCACCAGCTTCTGTTTGTATTGTTCCTACTTTTAATGTACTCATTTCCACCTCGGTCCTTCAAACCATGCTACTAAACTTACTCTTGTGCCACTTTGAACAGGTGTTACTCGATGTTGTAAATACGAGGGAAATACCAAAACCGTTCCTTTTTTTGTAGATATATGATGATCTGGTGTTTGTGTTTCGCCAAACTCAAATACACCACCTGTATAATTTTCTGGACTACTTAATTGAACTGTAATTGATAATTTTCTATCAAAGGCTTTTTCATTATTCCAATGAATATCGTGATGCCAATCATAATGTCCTGCTTCAGTTGCGTGATATTCTGTGTATTGAACATCTCCAACATTTTTTACATCAAATCCAAAAGCATTACGATTTGCTTCTTGTGCATAACCCCAAAGCAAATCTTTTACTTCATTGTCATGGGTAAGCCATTTTACTTTTGACCTACGAATGTCTGAATTTACTTTACTATCTGAAAATATTGTAGCATTAACGTCAGGCAAAGCATTTGCCTTTTCAGTAATAAGTGCCATTTGATTATTAGATAATGCACCACTCCATAATTGCCAATTTTGTCTCATACTACTGTCCAAGTCTCTCCATCTCCTACCGTTACAGTAACCCCATCATCTATGGTAATTGGTCCTGCACTAAAAGCATTATACGTATTTGTAATTGTATAATCTGCACCAACATTTTGTTTGTTTTCCCAAAAAGGCTGATTACTGCTATTTCTTATTACGCCATTAAAATCACCACTAAATGTGCCGCTAGGTCCGGTTGGTCCGGTAGGACCTGTAGGTCCAGTCGGACCAGCAGACCCTGCTGAACCAGAAGGACCACTAGGACCAGCAGGTCCTGAAGGTCCAGTAGGTCCAGTAGGACCTGTACCCCCATCGCTACCATC